CGACGTCCGGTGCGTTCTCCGCGTACCCGTATCTGACTTGATACGTCAGGCGATTCGACCCGGTCGGTTTTGATCCCTCGCCGGAAAGCGATATATCAGCGCTTACTGGTACGGAATCTCCAGCCAGTGAATTAATCGAAACATCACCCGCCATTGCGGCCTGAATCTCTTTTTGAATCCCTGCAAGCGTATCGAGTACATCAGACCCACTGCCGCCGTTTGCATATCCTTCAATGACCACATTCAATGTCGCCATCATTGACCTTGACCCAGCAGGGCTCAAGGTCTGCGCTTCAATTTCCTCCTCCGAATCGTAAACTAAAAGACAAGGAAGTTTTGATTCTTCGATTGGAAAAACCCTACCCTCAAAAACATTTGATCCGGTTGTGCTTAGTCCGGTCACATCAGAAACGATCCTTTCCCGGATTTGTCGCCTTAAATGGTTTGCCATAATGCTTAATAAAAAATAAGCTTATTTTTTTCTTTGCATTATTGCTCCTCTAATACCAGCAACGTGGTCCCTTGATATCCTGAGCCGCTATCCGCCTGTACTCCGACTACGTGGTATGTGGTCGAACTGATAACAATAACGTCACCATGTGCCGCCGCAGAAACATCGGTTGTCTGGCAAAGTGCGGTCGGTGTATTTGATTCAATGTCTCTTTCTCCCGTATCCAAAGGGATACTATTGAAAGGCGCATCGAACAAAACGTTAATCGTTGCCGCTGATTCGCCCGCCGCGGTGTATGTCGCCGCAACAGCAAAGTCGTCCGTTTTGAAAAAATCCCCCAGATCGGTTGCCGTTTCAATTGTCACCGTCTAGCTTTCCTTTTCTTCGGCGTTGAGTCTGACCCTTGAACACCGACGGCCCGGTTTGTTGCATCGGCTTCAACAAATTCTGCATTACCGGATCCTACGTGCATATCCGCAATCTGCGCCGGCAGTGTGTGAATGGTTCCAACCTTTGCGACTTCGTTACTGATAATCGTCTGTTTTAGAATCTTTATGGTTTTATCCATTTTTCCCTCGGTAGATGGGCGGAATGTTTCAGTGTTCCAAACCATTCCGCCCTCTTAAAATTATGCCGTTGTTTTACAGAATGCAGTCGGTAGTCGAACACCTACGTCGACGTCTTGCATTGCATAAAAATTGACGGTTCCAGATTTACCCGCTGTATAAGGATCGGTTAAAATATCGAGCCCTTGCCAATAGGCGATAATAAGCTGGCGCCATGCACCGAACGTCAATTGACTACACAACTCAGAAACCATCACCGGATAGGACAAGATCCTGAAATCGTCTTCCATGACGAATCGACCGGAGCCGCTATCCTTAGTTTTTGCCATCATATTCCCGGCAACCGTCGAAGGACATGCCCAGGCGAACTCATCGCGTGGTAATGAAAGCGCACGATTCGCCGCAGTTGTACTCCAGCAATCAATCACCTCGGCCCAGGTCGGATCGTTTTGATCAGAGCAGGTCTTTGTTGAAATTGAAGAATTATACAATCCGGTTGGCGTGTTTGAGGAACCATCACCACTCAACGCCTTATCTTGAATCGCGGCGGCAATTTGCTTCGCCATGTCATCAATAATTAACGTTTCGACGGTGTAATTGGTTTTTGCTTCTTCCAAAAGTCTGCGCGTCACCTGAGAAAAGGCGCCGACTGTTTTAGGCGTCAACGAAACCTGGTCCAACGTCCCTTGGGATTCGGTGAGATCCGAACCTTCAGCCACCCAATACGCGGTTTGTGATGCAGTCAAACGAGGGATATTAATCGGCCCATTCAATCCACGAAGTTCCGTAATTCCGATATCTGTCAGAAAAAGATAATGACGAAGCCGATCAATGAACGAAACAAGTTGAGTCTCAATCAAATATCCGCCTGTTGCATCAGTCGTATTCCAATCGCGTTTCATGCGTCCAGATTGGACTAATGCGGCGCCCGATAAAGGTTTTGACATGATAATATCCTCTGGAATCATCAAGCCTTTTCCGGTTCGTTTGGAAACTTTTTGAAATTCTGTGATGACGTCCCTTTCATACGCGGCTTCTGCCTGGGCGCTTCGATCATGCGGGTTTGTTTCTGCCCAAAGAATTTTAGCAACCGAAAAACGGTCCAATTCTTTAGGCGTCAAATCCATAGTCGTTTTTTCTAAATTCTGACTTTTTAGACCTTCTTTTTCGCGATGATCTAATGCGATCCCACGAAAATCAGCAACCGAAACAACGTCGTCATAAATTGCTTTTTGAACTACGTCATGCGGGATATTGTTTCTTCCTGCGATTTCCCAAATTTCTTTGGATCGTTTACGATCTGCTAAAGCCGCTTCTTTTTGAAGCCGTGCTTTAAGCTCAGGGTCGTCCACGATGCTTTTTTGCATCGGCTGTTCTAGTGTGTTTTCCATCGGTTCAATCCTATGATGAGATGGTTTTAAATCTGTATTCCGTCCTACTCCAACCTCAAAATCGGAAGGAATGGAGACGCTTGAAATTTCTAATAAAGTCCAATCATTGACTCGGAAAGTCGGCGCTTCCGCCCGGTCCTCAGAATCCTCCTGGACAAAATTATTGACGTTGTAACCGATGGACACGTTGGTGCGTATCCGGTCCACAACATCCTGAAATGCCTCTTTTGCTAACGCGGAATTTCCAAACCGCGCCGTTGCTCTCAACTTCCGTTGAGATTCGTCAAGGCGTATTGAATCGATAACTCCAATAAGTTTTTCCGGGTCATGGTCCAGCAATAATGCACCAGCCCCGTTTTCGAATCGTGATAAATCAACTGATCCTGGGGAATGGTCTAAAACTTCACGCCCCTGGATGCCGTTCCAATTCCGGTTCACCGGCGATTCACTGGACACACTCATTTCGATTGTTTTCGTGTTTGTATCTTCAGAATCGATTTTAAAATCTCGATATTCTATTTTCTTGTCTTCCATTTTATTCAATCTCCGGCTCTATGGATTGATGCGGCGAGCCGAACGGCTCAAAGGCTAATTTGACGCCGTATTGTTGCGCCAATGATTTCGCAGTTTGATGCTGTGCCATCAGGCTTTCTAGGTCGGTTCCACGATCAGCGGCCACGTCCTGCAAGGAAACGAACCCATTCTGCAATGCGACTTTCTTCGCGTTTGCATCCTTCAAAGGATCGACGCCCTCGAAGCCGCGAGGGAAGAAATGCGCGCCTTCGCTCCATTTAAAAAACTTCTCCACGGGAAGTTTTAAAATGGCTCCGGTATCGCTTCCTGGAGTTGTCAAAACTGAACTCAACCAGCGTTGATAAATCGGATCGATAAACTGATCGATGAACCATTGCTGGAGCGTCCGATAATATTCGCGGCTTTGTAATGCTTCCTGGCGTAAACTGGAATAAGATGCGCCTGTCATATTTGAGGAGAGGTCAGAATAGGGAACTCCCAGACCGGATGCGATTTGCATGATTACGGTTTCCAACATCGGCTGGAATTGGGAAGTCGGATGACTGAATTCAAGCGGATTCATTTCCCAACCTGAAGGAAGTTGTTCAATCGATCCTGGTTCCATGTTCGAAATCGGAGTGTATCCGTCAACCGTTCCATCCATTGCAACGTCGTCGCCTGAATTATTTGTGATTGTGGCAACCTTCGCGGCGGCTAATGAACTAGCAACGACTTCGTTTTCCAGATACGTTTGTAGCAGTTTGATGGTCGGCATCGCAGGCGCCATCCAGGGAAGGCCGCGGCTTTGTTCCATCCTTTCGGAATAATAAACATGTATGATGCGCTCGGCGGGTATTCGTTCGAAAGTTCCGCCCAGTGCTTGGATTTCAAACGATTCATAAACCGGATTTTCTCCCATGTTCAGATAGTACGCCAGCGGGCGGCGGGTACGTTTTTCCTGTTCGATTCCCATACGGATAACATTGCCGCTTCGCAATACTTCATTCTTTTCAATATTCAAACGGTCGGCGGTTAATAACTCCAATTGAAACCCATGCGGATTACGCCTTCCTTCATGCATATATATAAGCGCTTCACCATCGCGGACCACTGCATCTAAAACCTGGCGTTGAATGTCAAGAAAAGTGTATTGACCTGACGCATCACAACCCGAATAGTCTGG